TATACAACGCAGTTGAACTGGATATCATATGTTACGTTATCATGCTGGCCACCGGCATCCATATTGAGGGCATTGCCGGAGTTGATGTTAGTGGGATAACAGTCGGAGAGAAGAAGAGCACGCTCTACCTGAGCACCGGATCTGTCATGAAGTATATATATGAATTCACATGTATGCATTGCTTCATTGAACGCGATACCGTTGTCAGACTCGCCGCTTCTTGCGAAGAGACGCTTCTCTATACCCTGCTGGTCCTTACCACCACCGATCCAACCACCGTAGTGAGCAAGACCGGAGTTCGGGTCACCTATTGCACGCATCCAGTCGGAAACGACTGTATGAACGAGCGAACCATTCATTTCGAATACGGAGATCGTGATCGATTCTGTGGTATCCTTCATAATGGTAGGTGTATTGAACTGACGACCAGCGAAACCACCCTGAATCGGAGTAGCAGCATTCTGGAGCTGAGTATCCCCGAAGCCTGTAACCGAACGGTTCATATATTCAAGCATGTGCTTGAACTGGGTGAAGAGAGACTGGCTGTTATACAGGTCATCGCCGCCTGCGAACATCTTTGCGATTACGTGAGGGACTCTGACCATGAACAGACGACCGAACTGGTTCATCTGAGGACTATAGTTCATTAACGCATGATGAGTCGCGTTAACACCACCGACAAACTGGGAATACTTGGTAAAGTCAGGAGCATACACCTGACGAGCACCAGTTTGAGATGTAATTACACTAGCAAGTGCCATTCTGATTCACCTCCTTAATTATACTTCGGCTTGTTAATGTTAATCTCGAGGATTACGCGCTTAACAATGCCTCTGAATGCAACATCGCAGTAGCAGTGCATGATGTTGCGTGTCTGTTCCCATTCGTCCGCTTCGAAACGGATATCGATGTCCTGAACAAGAGTTCCGATCCAAGGACGGTAGATTGCCATCTGTGCATCGGTGTAGCCCTTACGAGCCTCCGGTTCATTCCATTCATACAGATATCCTGTGCATGCCTTGTCAAGACCCTTCTTAAGAGCGTTGAGGACACGTACATTGGATTCTTCAAGCAGATCAGAAGCCATCGATACGCCTGCCTTGAGAGAAGCAAGGTCAAGCTGACGGGTGTTCTGGCAGCTACGCTGAACAATACGACCTTCATTTCTGATGAGGTAGTAGTTGATTCTGTAAACGTAGAGCTCTTCCTTAACATCCCAGTCGATCAGATCTATGTTCGGTCTGAATGTATCGCGGATCATCTGGTTTGCAGCCTGCATAGGCTTATTGCGGTTAATAGCCTCAAGCTGAGCATAGAGGTTAACCCAAGGCTTATTCATGCCGTATCTTACGAGATGAGGAATCAGATGTTCTGCCATGAAGTATGTAGCAGTTACAGTGATTCTCTTACCGGTGTAAGGATCAAAGATCTGGTAGTAACCAAGATCGATGGAGCATGCACGGCCGATGAATTCTTCAAACATCTTGATGATGTTTGCGATATCAGCAGAAGCATTTACAGCGCTGAAGCCAACAAGGCCGCAGTCGAACTGTGCAGACATACCTGCACCGTAGTCTTCCTCTCTGTTAGCAATGGTCATACCATTCTTGCAGCGGAATTCAGTAAGTTCGAAAATAGCCTTCTTAACGTTCAGATCTGTGAACTCAAGTGCATCGCCTGTTCTTGCTGTGATTGTAAGTGCATCATAGTCATCATCTGTAAGTACAGTAGAGTTGCTGTACATTGCCTGGATGGAATCGTCCCATTCGAGATCAGTGCTCGATGTCAAGTTGTAGTTGGCGTCGAAGATGAAGTCGAAGTCCATCTGTGCCGGAGAAAGAACCTTACGATCCTTTTCACCATGGAATGCTTTAACGTACTCACGAGAGAGAAGAAGTTTAAGCTCTGCTTCAGAAGGAGCTCTTGTAACGCCGTTAACAGTGATCTCCTGGAAGTCACCGTCATGACCGCCGTACATTCTCTGACCGCCAGAAGCGGTAATATCGATACCGTCGTACTGATCATCGTCAACGAATGCTTCTTCGCCAGCATCATATGTGATGTTACCATTGTTGCTGTTGATCTCTACTACCTTGTATCTCCATCTGAAGCCACCCTGGTTCTCATCTGCCTCAACAAGTACAGAAGCACCAACAGCTGCTTCGTTCCAGTTTGCGATGTTCGTAGGAATACGAGCCGCAGTTCTTACTGTAAGATCAGGAGCCACATAAGGGCCGGATGCCTTCTCGGTGTAGTTCTGATAGTACGGAATGATCTCATTCTTACGTGTGAAGATCTTGTAACCGAACAGAGGATCGAATGTCTCTCTGGTCAAACCAGAAGCATACGTGAAGTCGGACTTCTGGTCATCTGTAGGTTCGATCATCGTGAGATACTCACCGTTCTCTTCTACGATATCCTTGTAGAAGTTATACAGTGTCTCGAACGAATCTTCGAACGGATAGATATAGATCGGGCAAGAGCCGGTAGGATACTGATCCAGAACATCAGATATGAGCATGCTGAGGTAATTACGTGTTGTCTGATACAGCGAACCAGAGAAGATGTTGGTCATTCTCGGACCTGCTGCATAGTTAACAACGAGACCCCACTTGTACATCTTGAGGCTGTATTCCTTCTCAGCTTCAGGATCACGTCTTACTGCGATACCATATCTATTGCCGTACTTACCACGACCTATAGATCTGATGTATGCAATCGGGACTGTCATGTAGCCAGTCTGTGCATCCGGAACAAGAGACTCATAACCCTTCGCAACTTCATAGATAGCTTCATCATTAGTTGCACCATCGGTAAGGGTAGGCTTTGCAGCATATGCGATGCTGAACTTGATTTCCATTCTGGAGAGACCAGTTTCCTGATCAAGTGAATCTCTCTCATTGCCCTTGCGGAAATGAGCGAGAAGTATGATGTTCGCATATGTAGCATTGTCCGGAAGGACTCTGCAAAACCAAACGTTGGTAGAACCATTGAACAGGAGATCTGCCTGAAGAGAGGATTGACCATACTTCTGGAAGTTGCCCTGACCAAAGAGAGCTATCTTAGTCTGGAGATCGCTAATGCGAACGAAACAGTTATCGATACCCTGGTCGGCACCTGTAACTACACACACCGCATAGGGTTTGTCAGTAGGATCAACCGGGGTAGCTGTTGCCTCATCGTACCACGTGTTATCAAAAATAACCGTGTGCACGTGAGGGTGCGCGTAATAGGGAATTATGCGTACGCTAGTTTCATCCATGATAATTACTCCTTTCGAATAAAATTGTCAATATATGATTTTCATCATGGGTCTTGGAGACTTATTACAGTGTTTTTAGACTCCGAGCCCAATGAGATCAGTAATGGATAATCTTTTCCAGAGGACTTTCAGGCTCCTCAATATTCTTTTCAGAATTAAGAATTCCATTTGATATCATTGCACCGATATCTTCAAACACCATACCAGAGAATGTTGATAGTTGCTTAACAACTTCTCGAACATTTCCTGTTACATAATCGTACCCATTCGGATTGTCCTGCATGCCATACAGCTGCCCGTATCGTTTCTTGACATCATTCGGGTTTCTGTGCGTTGCAGCAACAATCATCTCGTATATGGCAGAGGGAACCTTGTAAGATATTCCAGATATCTGGAGATTTTCCCACCATATGTCCATGATGTTAGCGTAGTTAATGGTATCAGGAAGTTTTCCTCCCATTACACTGGCGAGGAAGTCATTTGCAACTTCTCGTCCCTTAGGCAGTGACTGGTGCATGATGTGCGAATCGGGAAGATACTCACGACACAGTGTATCAACCATCCTGTCTTTGATCTTGATTATGTCATTCTTCGTGTTATATACATTGAATTCCATGGTGACAGGAACGTTGAATAGACATATCTCATTTGGTGCATCTCCGTTGAATGTCCGGCAATATACCAAACCAAATGCTTCAACGGTAGCGCCATGATTAATAGCGCTACCGGAATCGAAGTAGTCTTTCGGAATATGAATTTCAAAGTATTCCTTGCAAAAAATTTTACCGTTCTCGGCATAGAGAACTCCCATAGTTAGGCATCTCCCTTCAAAGATGATTACAGATACGTCGTTCCATTTACCATGTCGAAGAAGTATGGACTGATCGAAACGGTGTTAGTCAATGGGTCTTCATTGTAATTCTGCGTTACGGGATCATCATAGAAGTTGAATGTTGTTTCCAGAGTCTGTAGCTGAGCTTCACGGGCAGCAATTGCCTCTTTCATGATTTCATCATATGTCGGGATATGCTCACCCTGAGGAGACAGTATCTTGTCCATCTCCTTATTGAATTCATTATCAAAACGATCATCCTGAGGATGATGTTTGAATGCTTCAATCGGATGATCTTCTTTGAAGATTCCAAAGAACGGTAGATTGTCTCCAACGTAGTATACATATAACGCATGAAGATATGACATCAGACAGTCATCATGCTGTCCTTGATCGGCAGCAATCTTCCCACTTGGATATCTGATGAGGGCACATATGTCGTTGACCAGATTCTCCGTTGTAAGAGATTCAATGTATTCTTCGATCTGCTGGAAGAGCAATTCGAACATCGCCTCACGTACCTTGTGTGACAGGAACTGACCATACTTCTGTGTCTCTTTTGCCAGATCACGTAGTTCTCTATCTGAAGGATCAGATTCAGAAAGATCTTCAAGTTCATTCTTCGCCTGATTCCAATACAGATTATTTTTGATACGTGTCTCGGCAAGATTCTGAATCAGGTACTGGCCTACACTGTTTCTCTCGATGCATAGTACGGCTCGAGGAATGTAGTCTTCGACTAATGCCTGCAACATTCGTGCTGCATTGGGTCCGGTTAAGTATGGTGATTTAAACTCGGCCGCAACCATCAGGTTCCATGGGTTGACAATGGTAACTGCAAAGTTATCTCCCTTGATAGAGTCACCGCCTGCAGGGTCAATACCAACCAGGTATGGGATTTCAGGATCGAGTTCGTTATTGAATCCATATGCTCTACGAGCACCATGCTCATATGTTTTGAATAACCACTTTCCACGGATGAGGATATCCGAAGTGGATTTACGCATGTTGCTGATCAGGTAATCAATATCATCTGCAGCGATCGGGTTCGATTTGCTACCGTGGGTACGCTGTAACAGAATCTCACGACGTATCGTGTTCTTATCACCTGAGAGTTTGAACTGCTCAAGTACCCAGTTGTAGTTCCGACGTAACTGGAAGTATTGATATTCGATGTATATAACATCGATAACCTCACGGTCACTGTCTTTATGAGATGCATGATAGTCTTCGATGAATGCATCCTTGTACTGTTGGATTTCTTCCTCGGTCATATCATACATACGTTCCGTCCATGGTATCATGGACTGGATTATTGGTAGAGCATCTCTACCTACCTTCGTATCAAGGTCTCCGGGCGTACATGAGAAAAGTCTGCAGAATGCAGTCCCAGCTGCTTTTGCGTTTTCGGATGCTGTCTTGAATAGCGGAGCCGAGTTTCCCAGGATCTCTGGGAAGAATAATGTATGTTCCGCTTCGTCGAAATACAGGATTTGGCCAGATCCACCACGTCCTAGACCCTGTGCAGCAGCAATAGAATTTGCCTTCGGGTGTGTGTTGATTTTATTTCTGCGAACATTATTCTCCAGAGTCTTTACATTCTGAATACTCTTTTTGATCTTTCCATCATCGGAAAGATAGTTTTTGAATTGAAGCCACTTAGGTAAGCATTCAATATCATTCTTCAGGTCAAGAAGGTTCTTCTGAGTGTTTTCGGTTTCCTTCCCGAAGAAGTGCATAGTACAGTCATGGGACAGCTGGAATGCCCATTGAATTGGTCCGGCCAACGTTCCCGTCGTCTTGTATGTCTGACGTGGTTCACACAGACAGTTGTCTTGATGTCGGGCAAAGCACCATGCGGATGCAGCAAGTCCCCTATGTAAACACATTGGAACTACACCCATACCTGTACGCATGCGTACTGCAGTACGCATGAAGTACCACATGTTCTGGCTATACTCCATGAGCAGGGCTTCTACTTCCTGCTTGGTGATGTTGGGATTGAATGGGTCGATATCCGCTACTCGAGGATTCTTAATCTCGAGCATGAAGTAGTAATTCTTAATACCGCGATTCTTCAATTCCTGTGCCGTCATTAAGAATGACGAATTCTTATCTGGAGTAAAATCGTAATACTTATTTCCGATTTTCTTGATAATACTTTTCATCCGTATTCTCCTTTCAATAGTATTTAAGATGGGCGTAAAGATATATTCTATTCGTAATAAGTATTCAACATTATCTTATTAAATCAAAATTGGAGGATGAAAACATGTTGAAATCAATTTTATTCACTCATGATGATATGGACGGATGTGGATGCAGAGTCGTCTATGAGATTGCCCACCTGTACGAAGAAAAGGGCAAAGACTATGACGTCCTGAACTGTTCCAACAACAGTCTGGATGAAGACGTATTAAAGGAGCTTAATTCCGGAAGAATTAGTCCTGAAACAACAATTGTCTTCTTTGCAGACCTGTGTGGAAGACCAGAGACATTGGAACTGCTGAAGTCTAAATCATATGATGTCAGAGTGTTTGATCATCATAACACAAATCTTCATGCATTAGAAACATATCCAAACGCAGTCGTAATGGAACGGAATGAGGCCGGCAAGAAGGTATCCGGCACTTCCTTATTATTCCAGTACTTCAATGCATATGCACTGGAACATCCGGAATGGGAAGGATCCAAATATTTCAACGACAGTACGGCAATTAACATGAACCTCTTCGGCACATTCGTTGATACGGTAAGATCTTACGACACATATGAATGGAAGGAAACGGGGAACGTCAGGGCCAAGGAACTTCAGACCCTGTTCTTCATGCTGGGTATTGAAGCCTTCTGCGAGCAGTACGTGAAGCTGATACAGGATAAGGATGAAACGAAACTCATTTCCGATCATGATATGATCTTCGTCCGGAACAAGATCAACCTGGAGCAGGCAATCATTGACAGATTCACAGTCAATGATGTAATCCCGATACAGTTATTGGGAGATAAAGATCAGAAAATGCATGACGGATGTATGGTAATCTCCACTAAGGGAGCAACGATGTCTGAACTTGGCTATCAATTCCTGGAGAAACATCCTGAGTTCGAATTCATTGTTGGCTTCAATCTCACATACCCCGGGCATGAGGTTTCCTTCAGATCAAGAACAGGACTTGTTGATACCGGGGTTGAATTTGCGGCTCGTATTGGTGGAGGTGGACATCCTGAAGCATCCGGTGCACCTCTCCCCAAGTCGGCACTTAATGATCTCATCAACATATTCATGAATACTCTCATCGGGTACTACTCACTCTGATCCTAAAGACAACAAAAGAAAAGGCGGATACGTCCGCCTTTTCTTTTCATTGGTCCTATCATTCTCCCTTCCGCGGTCGGTTTCAGGGAGAGGCGGGCGCCAATATGCCAGTAGGAATGAGACACAGTACTATCCAGGTCGCAACGGAAC